TCAAACGAAAGTTCGCACCTTCCCAAAGATCAAAAGGATTAGTAGGATTTTCATCTTCAAATTGTGGATTCATTTGATCATTGATTTTATCAAAAATCTTCTTACCATATTTGAAAAGTTTAAGTTCTCCCTCATTTTGAGGATTGGCGGGGTCTTTAATAACTAAAATATTTGACATATAAACAAGACGCCGCTTTTGTTTGCGAGCGATTTCCTTATTTGCCTCAATTCCAGAATTCCAAAGTGAGGAATTATATTCACATACTGGACACTTTTTTCCAATAGTAGTTGGACATTCCTCAATGTACCATCCACCAACACCTTGAAATCCATGATTCCAAGTTTTTGCCCACGGCAGATCTTCTCCTGTTGGTGCTGGGAGAAACCGGGTAACAGCATATCCATTACCAGATTTATCAAGTTCCGCTTTCCACATACGAGTGTCTTCAGCGAAACCCTTTGAACTATCTGCTTGTTCTTGTAGTTTTTTATTGATTTTGTCAATTGACTTTTGACGTGACTTTTTTAGATCAGAAAATGATTGTGACATCTTATATCCTTATATTTTTATGGTTAACATTATATTTCATCTGATTCGCACTATACATACTATTATACACTATTTATCATCCCATGTCAAGCCCCCCCTTCATTATTTTTTTGAATTTAGAAATATCATCTATTTTTAGAAAAGGCTCATATTTAATCATAAGACGATAAACATCTGGCCAAATTACTTTATCTAAAATGCTTTTATTCCAAAAATCTGTAAATTGTAAAATTTTATCCATTATAATCGCTGATTCTATATTAATTCTTTTTCCTAATATCTCTTCTAATAAAACAGGATGTTGCCCATCTTCAACAGTAAATATTCTATTAAATCCTAAATGTAATCCTAATTCTCTATTATTAAAATTCTCAATTAGAGATCTTAACTCATTTATATCTTGAGTAAATTGATATGTTAATGATTCAATTATATTCTTCCATTTATTATGAGTTCTTTTTGCTTCATCACCATACATTTCTCCAACCCACATATTAGAATTATAAACAAAATTAGAAACTAAAAATCCTTCAACTTCTTCATGTTTTTTTAATTCTTTGGCGAGATTTTCAAAAAAATATCTATCATTTCTATTTTGATAGGTAGTATATCTTGCAGAAACGCCCCTATTCTTAAAAGAATAATTAAAATAATTGTATCTATCTGAATTAAAGTGTCTTTTTAGTGCAAGATAAGTTTTATATACATCAAACCCTCTTAACATAATTAAAATTTAGATATAAATCTTGCTATAGGTTGGATAAAGGGAAGTAAAGCAACTGCCATGACTGTATTCACTCCTGTATGAACAAGAGCCACTTGTTTTGTAATTCCTGTGGGCATTCCGTCACTCACCAACATTCCCGCTATCCATATAGTTCCAGTTGTGCCCACATTCGCTCCTAGTATTGCTGCAATCGCTGATGGTAGAGGTAAAGCACCAGATGCAACAAGTCCGATGACCGCAGTTGTAGTAAGTGAGGAAGATTGCCAAAGGAGGGTACATACAATTGCTCCAGAGAACATCCAGTAGGGGTTTGAGGTGAATCGTTCAAGTTGTTCTAAATGACTCATTGATTTCATTCCACCTGAGAACATCTTCAGACCAATATAAAAAATTACCAGACCCAAAAGAGTTTGGAAAACGGGATTGTTAAATTCCATAAAACTACTTGGCTTATATTTCCACGAATCGTAAAGTTTTCTATCTTTCTTTTTCATTAAATCGGGAGTTTGGATGTCTTAGGAAAGAAATTCAATTTTTCTGCATCATCTCTAAGTCGTTCTTTATTTTCAGCACTAAGTAAGGACTTAATTGTTTCTGCTTCAAGATTATTCTCTTCACAATAACATAAAATAGCATCTAAATAATTCATATTAGATGCGGTATTCACCAAATGAGTTATTCTTTCATTAAATGCCGCTCTATCATTAATATTAAGCATATTCTTTTTTTTATTAGGCAACTAATTGATTTTTCTTTCTATAATCTGCGATTGCTGATTTAATAGCATCTTCCGCCAATACAGAGCAATGTATCTTGACAGGGGGAAGAGAAAGTTCTTCAACGATGACCGTATTTTGAATTGTGTGCGCTTCATCCAATGACTTGCCCTTAACCCATTCAGTTGCCAATGAAGAACTTGCAATTGCAGATCCACAACCAAAAGTCTTAAATTTGGCGTCGACAATTTTTTCATTTTCATCTACCTCTATTTGAAGTTTCATAACATCCCCGCACTCTGGAGCACCCACAAGACCAGTACCGACCCTATTACTCCCACTATCCATACTACCAACATTTCTTGGTTTCTCATAATGTTCTATTACTTTATCTGAATATGCCATATATTAGGTTCCTTGTATATCCGCTGATTCTTTTTGTTCTGGATCATCTTTATCTTTAAACCAATAATCCGTTGCCTTCGCGAGCACCGCCACATATGCGCCAACCATAATATTAATTAAGTCGCGAGATTCTTGTGGTAATGAACCATAAAACAATAACCATACTAAAAACAAAAAAGTCATTACTATAATCATGGACAATGTAAATCTTGCCCACCAATTCAACTTCTTTCTTGTTTCAATTTTTTCATGTCTGAGTGCTTCCATTGGATTACTCTCCCATAATTTATCTTCCATTTGTTCTTCCATTTCAACCACTGTATTTATTTTTCCATCACCTAATTTCTCTCTGGTTCTTTTATTCACGTCCCTTGTCCTCTGTACGCTTTCCAGCACTTTCGTTTGTGTTTATTTGTTGGTCTGGTATTTTTAGATTTGCCTATGCTAGTCCGCTTTGGTGTTTCCTTGGCTTTCTTTACATGTACTAATCCGTATGCTGATCTTTTTGCCATTTAATCGTCATCCAGTTCTAATAATTGTTGAGTTCCATTTTCAGCTAAAAATAATCTATTCTTCCAATGTTCTTCTTCAATTTCCTCTTTACTTCCACCATGATAACCAACAGCATAACCACTCTCACACATCCATTTGTTTATGTTTGTCCATCCACCAAACTCATGCCCATCTTCAGTACAGTTAATCCAAAGTTCACCTAGTACTCTGCCGAACTTACCTCTGCTATCTGACTCTGGACATCTACATTGTATTTCAATATCATCTCTATCTGACAATATTGCCCAATGTACCCACGATGTTAATGCGATCTTTGATAACTTACCATAGATTTTTTCGTTCTTGTGTCTTGTTCTGGATTCTGGTGTGTCGATTCCTAATAAGCGAATTCTATTACATATCCGCACATCAAAACCCAAATCAAAAACCGCATCGATAGTATCCCCATCGACAATCTTTTCTACAGCGGTTATGTTGTAAATAAACTCACATGGCTCTTTATTTATATATTCAGCCATATTAATTATTCACTGCAGCAATGATCTTCTGTACATGTACATGGATCACAGGTGCAACTTTCATTTTTACAATGTTCATTTCCACACATTTTTTTCTCCTATTTAAATCGTTTATCTGTTTGCCAAATTTTATCATCATCATAAGCCCAAGCTACTAAAGAATATCTAACTCCGGATATAATTTTTTTAACTCTATGATTAATATTTGAATCATAAGTAATACAATCTCCAATTTTTAATTTCAAATCATCCATTTCTTCAAATTCTAATTCACCACCTTTAAAATCATCATTAAGTAATATTATATGTGAACGAATTTTACTTTTATCATTATGCCAATTAAAATATTGACCTTTTCTATATTCAGAAAATTGTAATGCTAAATTATTTTCTAATCCAGTTAATTCATCTTTATCACTAATTTCATAAATTTTACTTATTAACTCTTCATCTTTATAATTATACCATCTTGAATTTCTTAATTCCTTAACTATTCCTCGATCATTTACTGGTGCGAGTCGCACATGTTGATAATTTTGAAAAATTATATTAAAACATGTTTCTTCATCAAGAAATGATCTTCTTATTTTAAATGTCATAAAAATTCCAAAATATAATGGGGGAATTCTTCTGTTCCCAAGTTTTCCC